AGGTTCGAGTCCTCTCCTGGGCACCACAAATGGCGGTCTTATGCGGTTTCGCTGCCATTTGGCGTAATTTTGGCGACATGCCCAGGAATTTCCCTCTTCTTGCCCACATCGGCCCATGCCGATGACATGGGCGTCAATGCGCACATGCAGCGGGATGATGCTTCATCCCTTCCCTACGTGCATCTCGAAGACTACATCAGCCAACCTGGCGAGACGAAGATCCAGTTCTTGCGCCGCGTCGGAGTCGAGCTACGCCGTTACGCTGATCGAACCACCTATGAGGCATGCGGAACCATCGCAAGCGATGGACAGCGATGGGGCATCGTCATTGGCACCAGCGATTCCCATATCGGGTGCATCGTCCACTCGAGCAAAGTGCTACCAGGCATGGTATCGACCGGCGAGAGTATCCATACCCATGGCCGCAAGAATTTCACGTTCCACGTCACAGCAATTGATGCGCTCTTTGCGGGAGCAGTCGATGGAATGCGTATGCAGAGCGGCGACGTTTATCACTTCTCGGCAACTGATTATGGCGCTCCAGGCTATCTCGCCACTCCGGATGGCTTGCGCTATGAAGACGGGCATCCAGGTAGCGAGCGCGAAGTGATTGATGAAGGTGAAGACATCCATGCGGACGCAATCTCTATGCGCTCTGGAGAATCCAGCTCCCAGCCGAATCGCACCCATTAGTCTTGCTGACAATGGGTATTATGCCGCACCCGTCGCTTCCGCTTGCAGGGTTATGTTGGTCGTGCTGATGATCGTATTGCTGCTGTTGTAGAAGTTGATCGTCACCGCGACATAACGGTGATTGTCGCTTGAGGATGGCGTAGAGGTGGCATTCACGCCAATACCGATGTTGGATGAGGTCAGTGTCGTCTGCGTCGAGACATTATTGGTAACGCTGCCGGCACCTGCAGTGCTTGTGATCGTGTCGGATATCTGCATCGAGACCGCGCCACTCGGAATGCTTCCCGAGGCGGATGGCACCGTGCCGCCGCTGGAACTCGTACCGCTAACCTGCCAGGTGGCGTTATTGGCCAGGAAGCTGCAGCTCGCCGCTGAAGTTGTCGTAGCCGAAGAGGATGCAGCCAGGAACGTCTGACCATTGATCGGCAGCGGCGTATTGCCGTTCGGGATGCCGAAGATGCTCGATAGGTCCGTTCCGTTGACCTTGATCCCTGTGTTGTAGCCGATGCTCTTGCCGTCCGCGATCGCCAAGAGCAGCTGGTTTAGGTCCGTTCCATTGCTCTTGATGCCTGTCACGGCGGCGGTGCTTGCACCCTTTGCTCCGAAAATGTTCGAGAGGTCCGTGCCATTCGAGAGGATACCGGTGGTCACGACCGCTCCTCCAGAGCTGCTACGCGGATCAGCAGCTTGTCGATCTCCCGTCCGCACCAGATGCCCTGCTCGTAGGCCGCGCGACCGGTTTCGACGGCTAAATGTCCATCTTCGTCGTAGACATGGACGTAGGCCGGGACGATGGCTTGAACGGCCTGCGCGATCGGACTACGACCTGCGCCGCGCCCGTCGCGCCAGTCATAGGTCACCAGGGCCTCTGGATCGCGGTGCAGCGGCCGGGGGTCGACGGGAACGATATTTTCTTTGAGCCGTCGATCGGAGCTCGTGAAGTTACCAGTTGCCGCAGTGAAGGCGCCGGTATTGCTCAGCTGAGCGATCACTGCCGAATAGTCAGAATTAATGAATTCAAGATTCCCGCTCGACCCGCTTGCGCGAATCCACTTGTTGGGCGTGGTTGTACCATTCGTCGATTTCAGCCCGATACCAGCGAAACTGCTGGCGCCGCTGGCCGTGTCCTGGATGATGAATCCCTGGCCATTCGTATTCGATCCGGTGAAGGTCGCCAACCCATTGTTTTGAAGTTGCAGCGCTATGAGGCCGGTCGAAGAGTTGTAAAAGAAGAGATCGCCAGCAGGAGCAATGCTTCCCGAGTACGCTGAAACGATTGCCCAGGAATTGCCGCTGGTCCCAGTGCTGTTGAGCACAACCTGCGCTTGCTGCGCTGTGATCGTTAGCGTTCCGCTCAGCGTCGTCGCGCCGGCAGTAAGCCCGTTATTGAACGTGCCGGTCGTTCCTGAGACGGCTCCCGATGACGCAATGCTGGTTGGCGTAATCGCACCCATGCCCAGCGTCGTGCCGCTGAAGACGAGTCCGTTGGCGAGGGTGATGGCTTGTGGAGTGGCGGCAGATGCGGTTGGATTGCCGAGCAGTGTATTGGCCGTCAGGTTGGCCATCTTGGACAACGATACGGCGCCAGCCTGAATAGTTCCGGACGCTGTGACGTTTGCCGAGCCATCGAAGCTCACGCTCCATGCAACATCGCCACTCATCGCGATCGTGCGTGCATTGGCAAGCTTCGACGCCGATACCGCATTGCCGTTGATCGGAAGATACAAGCCAGAAACGTTCGCGGAAGTGGCATAGAAATTCGTGCCATCGGTGAATACGTAGGCCGCATTCGACGTGCCCTGTGCAACCTGTACGCCGGTGCCAGTGGCGCCCTGCACGGTGACGGTGAAACTTCCCGTCGTGTTGTTGACGACGATCCATTTAGCTCCTGCATTCAGCGGAAGCACAACCGATGCATTGGCCGTTAGCGCGCCGGTAATAAGTAGCGTCGTGACGCCCAGCGCGGAGGGATCAGGCGTCACCGTGCCGCCTGTCGTGTTGATCGTCGATGTGCCAGCGGCGGCGATGCCAAGCCATCCAGATGCGCCAGTCGTATCCGGGTTCACGCTGTTATTGTCGGATTGGTTGAGCCAGAGACCCTTCCCGCTGGCCATCATCAGGACGGAGCCGGCTGGATAGCCGCCGATGTTCGAGTTCCCGGCAAAGGTCGCATCAAAGGGGTACATATACCCGGCCTGCTGCCAGATACGAGCCTTCGTTGAATCCTGGAACAGTCCGTTGAAGTCGGCGCCGAACGGCGGCACGCCGCCCGAGGCAGTGGGCTCCATATTCACGGACGTAAAACCGGTCTGATAACTGGCCGTACCAGACGTAGCGCCCGGCGTCAGCGGAACAGCATTAACCGGACCGGCGCCGGCGCCCGAAGCGAAGACGATGGTCAGCTTGGTCGGTGCATTGGATTTCTGCATGGCGGACTCTTATGGGCTCACGGTGATCGTCACGCCGACGCCGGCGGGGCGTGGCATGAGCGAGGCTTGTTCGAGAATCGCGGCTTCCCAACTCTGAAGCGCGAAGTTGAAGACGTACTCGATCTGCATGGGGGACAGCTCAAGGACGTAGCAGGCGCCGCGGCCCTTGAACATGAATTGCAGCAAGGCATTGACGGACGGCGCAGTGAAACTGGAGATGTTGGCCAGCGCCTTAGTCAGAATCAGGATGCGATAGGAGTCATCCGTCAGCGTGTAGAGCGTGCCGCCAACAGGTCCGTTGTAGAACGGCGCCTGATTGAATGGCTGCGCGTTTGGCAGCGCTTCCTTGAATCCGAAGTAGTTGTTGGCTGCAGGGATGTTGATCGTGCGCGGGATGTTGACGATGCGGCCCCAGATATCCAAGCCAAAACCCTGCGCGGTGTAGATGTCCCACACGTTGCTGTAGAAGTTCTGGATGTCTGCGCGCGGGTCGATCGCTGCATTCGCGGCCTGTATGAGACTCGTCAGCACCGGTGACTGGGCGTACTGTGCCAAGAAGGTCGCGGAGGCGTCGACCTGGCCGGCGGCGTTGATCATACGAGCGTCACCGCGATGTTCGATGCGCTCAGGGTGGGCAACTGATCGATGCCAAGCGCCAGCGTGGTGGCCGTGGGATTCGCGGCCGTGCCGATGCCCACCGACAGAAGCTGCACACCGCTGCCGATTGCGCTGATGCCTGCGAAGTAGCGACCTGCATACAGTGTCGATCCGATGCGGGCGCGTGAACCGCCGTCCTGTCCATTGAAGGCCGCAATAATGGCGTTCTGCACGAGCGTTGTGATGTTGCTCGGCACGTTGGCGTTGTTCGTGATCGAGACGGCGAAGTAGACCGGCACCGACGTGGGCGTTTCCCATTTCACCGTGTAGGTTGGATATGGCGTGACGCCGGCCGACTGATCCGTGTAGGTGTAGGTGGTGTTTCCGTTGTAGCTGCATCCCAGCGACTTCTTGCTCCAGATCGCCTTTGCAACATCCGCCGCAGCGCCGCCAGCTACAGCGATGTAGATCGAGTTGGCGATGATGGGAAAATTCGTCGCGCCCGTGTTCACGGTGGCGTTGGTCGAATTGTCCGTCACGTAGGCGTCGATGACGTTCGGCACCGCCAAGACCGCAGCCAGGACGGCCTGGATGGAGTTGAGTGCATTCACGGCGACGGAGTTCTTCCGGCGAAATTCGAAGTCCGCACGGGACTCCTCGTTCACGCCCGGCACGCCGGCGGTCGTGTTGGTGATCGAATCCCAGCCCGTGATCGCCTTGTAGATCGTGTTCAGGGCGCCGATGGGGCACGCGATCGGACCGGTGGTCAGGCACTGGAACTGGACGATCACGCTGCCGCTTGAGGGGATCGTGGCTGCGGCCAGCGACTGGTACTGGTTGCCGGCGGTGTCCTGGGCGATGGCGCCTGCCGGGATGACCGTGCCAGCCAGGCCGGCACAGGTCGCCGAGACGAGCGTCCCCGAGGCAGCGATTCGCTCCATGAAGTAGATCGCCCCGATGGCGTCCTGCCAGATGCCGTCGGCATTGGCCGGGTCCACCTGGTTGGTGATCTCGGCGATCTGGGCGTTCTTGTCGCTGATGATCGCGGCCAAAGCCTGGGCAAGCTGACCCTGGGGCGCCGACAGGGACGTCGACATCTTGCCGCCCCATGCGGTCTGCTGGTCGACCTGAACGCCGTCCAGGATGGCGGTGTCGTTCGGCAGCACGATGCCGGTGGCATCGAATTGGATGGCAGGTACGGCGGTTCCGGTCATGGGTCAGAAGCTCACGACAAGGGGTGTGTTGGAATCGGTGCTGACGACCACGACGGTCCCGGTCAGCTGCCGGTCTTTGTTGAGGCCTAGGGAGATCACGGTCACGGCGGTGACGCCGATGACGGTCTTGGCGGCCTGCTCGAGCAACGAGGTGATCAGGGACGCCGGTGGCAGTTGGCCGAGGATCTGGCCGAAGTACGGCAGGCCCAGCGTCACGTCGTACCAGCACTCGCCCAGGAAGGTCCGGATGGCCGAGGCGACGTCCTGGGCTATCGAATAATCCGCATCAGCAAGCGTAAGATTGCCGTTGCTGTCCAGCTCGATATCCCAGGTGCTGGTGTTCAGGGGTAGGGTTTGGGCCATTTTCTATCCACAAAAAAGCCCGCAGTGGGCGGGCTTGGGAGGGGGCTATGAAAAAATGCTTAATTGCAGGACCAGTTATTGCTCTACTCGCAGCCACAAATATTGCCAACGCGCAGCCATCACTAACCAAATGGGTGGCTCTATCAAACGATGGTTATGTCCTTAAACCAGATGAGACTTCCAACGCATATCTACTTGCCGTGTTTGATTCAAATGCACGACAAGTCACCGTTAGCGTGATGAAACCCAATAACTGCTTGAATGGTGCAAGCGGAGATCTGGGATCAGCCGGAACTTATAAGATTGACAGTACTTTCGTGAAGTTTCACGGCTACTGTGTTAACGGAAGCGAGTTCGATGAACCAAGCAGCGCAGATGGGAAGCTCTTTTTCTCTAAATCTGTCGAGCAGAACTCATCCTTGGTCATTGATACGGGGAATGGAACTCCGCTCCACTATCAAACAGCTGGATATTCTGATGTTAAGACGAAGCTCATAGCGACATTCAATGCTTTGTAGGAACTTATCCAGTAGCCGGGCCAGTATTTCCACTTCCCGATTGCACCCCAGGATGATGATGCGCGGATACATGCACGCCGTTGAATTCGCCTTCACCTGAGAACGTCGCGGTACTCTGCCCCGTCACGGCACCATCCATCTGCGTGGTGCCGGTGACTTCGACGTTGCCGTCCAGCTTGATTGTGGGAGCCTGGATATCCACGGCCATCGGCGATACCAACTTGATGCCATTACTCGGGTCGAACAGCACGTACTGCGTCGGAACAGCGTTTAACGTCGCGCCGATGTAGAAGCCATCCGACAGACTGAATCGCCGGTTCGATCCAGGGGGCGCCTTAGCGGCCGTGCTGATGACGGCCGCAACATCTCGGTCGCAAAAGCACGCAAGCCCTACGTCGCCGGCAACGGGATCGAGGATGACCGCACTCGTACCGCCCTGCCAGCGCAGGTACGGAACGCCGTAGACAATCGGTAAATCCACGACATTGCCGGCGGAATCCGTCTGCTGAACCAACGGCTGCAGGTCCACACGTCCGACCGGGGAAACGCCGCCAGTCGAATGCACAGCAACGACCTTGACCGGAATAGAGGTGCGCACTTCGGCCATTGCCGCACGGAAAGCAAAAGCCCAGCGCGTCAGCTCATTGGCCGACATGGTTGGGCTAAAAAACCCATGCAGTGTATCGCCCATTACCATCTCCCTACTATTTGTACACTTCCCACAGTGGCGTGAGTAAACCACGGGCCGCCAGGAAGCTCAGCGGAAAGATCATGCGCCACTGTATTTATGTAAAACGTTCCAGGAAGCCCTGGAATAGGCGGGTTGCTTTTCCCTGGCGGAGGGATAGATGTCTGAATAGTAATCTGGCGCCCAACCTCAACTTCGGGATTGAATAACATCGCGACGTCGATGCCGTATTCCCGATATTCGGGATACCCGACCATCCCCGTCTCTGGACTTATCGAAATGATCGTGCCATCCCTATTTTTATCCCTAGGCCAAATGGTCAAAGTTCCGGCTGGTTGCATCACATAGCAAATGCCAGCGGCAAGGCAGATATCCTTGATCTGCTGCGCCGGACTACCACCAACGGCGTGATTGGCCAGCACGGCCGTTACGCCGTTATTGATGAAATTCAGTGGCGGGCTGCACGATGCGCAGATGCCCTGAAGCATCGCAGCGACATTGGACGATCCTGCTGCGCTGGTGCCTGGGATGGACTGCATTTGCTCGTTGATCGTCGCGTAACAAATTAGCTCCAGGGATACATCAGGCATCGCGTTGTAGTTGATTCGCGCTGAGAAAATGCCGCCCGAAAAGACTTCAGAATAATTATCCGACGCCTGATCGCCAGCCTGGATAGAAATAAGGTTCTTGGTGAAGATGCCTGCAGAAAGACCGAGTGTCGAAAGCTTTGCCATGTCTTCCGGCTTCATTCCCCAAATTTGTACGACTGCCATGCCTCCAAAAGCCGTATCGCCACCAATCACCGATTGGATCGTCGCCCGACTGCGTATTCCTTGGAGCGACAGCGTGTTAGCGCCTGACGAAAACGTATCGCCCTGCAACTGAATCTGGAACACCAAGTTCCGCTTTACAAAGCTCATGCCGCCGCCTTTGCGGAAAGTTCGTCCGGAGATAGGTAGTAGAGTTGGTAGCGCACCCCAAGACCGTCATAAGTGGGATCGCTATGGCCCTGCGTATCGAACATCACCAGGTCACCTATAAAACCGAGGTAGGCGTAACGCACCAGGCGCGTAGCGTTGCGCACCATGCGCCCCTGCCGGATCACTTTGCTGCCGATGCTGAGGTCTATGTAGAACAGTTCGCCTTTCTGATACAGCGCGATCTGGCACGCCTGGCCGTTCAGCGTCACATTGAAGGACTGGGACGGGGCGGCTTGCAGAGGGATGACGATCATGGTCAGAAGAGTGAGTTTTGCCAGTCGGAATAGTTCGCGTTGAACATGGACGTCTGCGATGTCGAGGCGTTCGAGCCATTCACCGTCCCCACGTTCACACTGCTCGCCGCGGATTCCGAGGTGGAGACAATCGGGTTACTGAAACTCGCGTCCACCGAAGTGCGCACCTCGCGGAAGATCAGTTCGGCAACCACCATCGTTGCGCCGTCGTCATGTTTCTTCGCGTGGCTGTAGCTGACGAGGTTGACGTTCTTGTAGACCTTGTCGGGCGTCACGACGTCATACAGCATCGTGCTGTCCAGCATCGAATCCAGCGCCGCCAGAAAGGCGTCGCGACTCATCGGCTGGCCGAACGCCAGACCAAGTCCGGACAGCGCTTGATTGAGCTGTTGCGTCACCGGTTGCAGAATCGATTGCACGTAGTTCAGCCCCGCGCAGGTCATCACCATGCGAAGGTCGTACGGCACGGCGACCTTGTTGAACGAGGCGAACCCGCCGTTCTCCACCGGGTAATCGCTGATGCGCTCCTCGCCATGCCACTCCAGCGAGATCACGCTGTCGGGCGTGATGACGGGCTTGCCGCCGCCGGTGAGGCCGAGCGTGCCGGCCGTCGCGCCGACGATCGAGGACAGAAATCCGCCCGAGGTCGTATTGTTGCCCGCGGTGACGATTGCGTACGTCGGCGCGCCCGTGGCGAGCAGGTCGATGTCCAGCGCCTGCGCGGCACCCAGGAAGAACGTGGCGGGAACAGACATCAGGCCGCTCCCAGCACGCTGCCGCCGATGAGCGGGTTCGCATTCAAAGCGTCGCGCATGCCGCCGGCCACCTCGCGTGCATTCGTCGCCTTGGGCGCGTTGACATTGACGCCGCCGTTGATCGTCACGGAGACGCTCTTGTCTACCGCGCCCTGGCCGCCAGTGCCGCGCATCGCGAGCTGGTGGGCGCGCACATAGTTCTGCGTTTCAGCGGGCGCGAAGCCGAGCCAATTGGCGCCGTGCTTGGCGATGTCCTTCTGCAGGTTCCCGCCGCCCCAGTTGTAGGCCGCATTGGCCTTATCCCAGTCGCCGAACTGCTTGTGCAGGTCCGACAGATAACGGGCCGCGGCTTCAGCCGAAGCGTCGAGGTCCATGACGTTGTTGCGGTTCAGTCCATACTGCGCGGCCGTGCTGGGCATGAACTGCATCGGACCCAGCGCGCCCGCCGATGAAATCAGGTGCTTGCCGCTTCCCGATTCAACCTCAAATTTACGTTGCAACACGCCGGCGGGAAGTCCGTAGCGCTGCTCCAGGAAGCCGAACAGCGACGCATTGTTGCCGTTGAACTTGCGCGATTTCGCTGGATCGTACTGGCCGAAGATATCGCTACCCAGAAGTGGCCCACCTTCCGGCTTACCACCATTCCGTTGGCGGAAGACTGCAGACAGCTTCTTGATGCTGTTCGGGTCTTTCAGGTCCGCATTCGCGGCCAGGCCCGCATCCATCTTTTCCTGGTCGCGAATTGCCGCCTGCGCGTCCTTGTCACCCGCTGCCGCCAGGACAGTGGTGACGAACTTGCCGACCTTCTCTTGCATCGCGGGGGACATGTTGTTGCTGATCCATTCGCCCAGCTTCCAGCCAACGAAGGCGGCCGCGGCCACCGCAGCAGCGCCGCCCATGGCAGCAATGCCACCCGTGACGCCGGCCATCGCCGGCAGCAGGCGACCGAAGAGGCCAAGCAAGCCAATCAGCGGCGAGAGCAGCTTCAACGCCAGGACACCGCCCAGGATCTCGGCAACCGTCTTCCATCCGCCCAACGCCTTGACGACGTCTGTGACTTTGTCGAGGAACGCGGCAATGCGGTTGATGACGGCCTGCCAGTCGATGCTGTCGATCCAGTTCGCCAGCCTTTCCCCGAGGCGCGCCAGCACAGGCTCCAGCCTATTGAAAACGCGCTCGCCGACTTGCTGGAACCGTTCCTGCAGGTCAGCCCATTGAGCCTGGAGCTTTGCCGCCTGCTCGGTGCTTTCCTTGGTGGCCGCGCCGGTGAGCGACATCGTGTGGGCAAGCTGGGCCTGCAGCTTCTCCGGACCCTCAAGCAGAAGGTTGGCGATGTTACCCACGCCGGCCGCTTCGGCAACGGCAATAGCCTGCTGCCGATCTTTCAGCTGCGCCATGCGCGCACTGATGTTGATCAGCGTCCGCTCGTTGTTGTTGGGGTCTATGGCAAACCCGAAACGGCGTGATGCATCGGTCAGGCTGGAATGGCCCGTGATGCGTGCTTCGGCAACGCCCTTTGCTACCGACTGCAGCGCTCCAACTGCATCCTCGCCGGACTGTCCCATTTCCTTCGCCGCGAGCTTCCATGCTTCCAGCTTCTGCGTAGAGATGCCCAGGTTGGCGGACAAGCGTCCCAGCGCCGCCTGCCCATTCATGTTCTGGGCGATGAAGTCCTTCAGCCCGGTGGAGACGCCGAACGCAGCCAGTGCGCCGAGCACTTCGATCTTGAGCAAGCTGAAGGCCTGGGCCGCCTTCTTCCCGCCTTCGGCCATGTTCTTGGTCGTCTTCTCCGACGACTCATCCATGGTCTTGAGCGACTTGAGCACGCCCTCCTTCTTCTTCTCGTAGTCCTTGGTGTCCATCCCCAAGGTAATGAAGAGGGCGTCGATCACATTCATTTCGGCTGCTCTTTTTGGAGGATCGCTTCGTTGTGTCGATTCACGGCGACGACCTCCAGGGCATCCCAGAGGTCTTCGAGTGAGAGGACGGTGGCAAGCTCGGCAAGCGTGACCATCTCGGACGAGACGGCCGTGGCGATGGTGCGAGGTACGTTTACGACTTGGGCGAAGCGGTGGGAATCAACGAGGTCAGGCGGCCCCAAATCAAGCGGCCGCCTTTCGCGAAAAAACCCGCATGCAGGTCCACCCAGGCCAAGCGAATCTGCAAGAGGGTTTCCGGCTCCTCGATGTCGTCGGGCATGACGTCACGAATCACTTTGCCGGCGTTGATCTTGAGGCCTTCCAGCATGGTCGCCATCAGCGCTTCCGCCTCGCTCGGCGAGATCTGCGCGATGAGCACCCAGAGAATGCCGGCGATGCCCGCGAAGCCGGAATCAGCCTGCACGTCCGGCAGGCTGACACCGTTCTTTCCCAGGGCGAGCACCAGGCGAACCGTCCAGCGCTCGATGTCGAGCGCCGGCAGTTCTGTCAGGACGAAGACCTTGCCTTTATCGCGCCCCTCTTCGTCGATGATGAGGTTGCAGGTTTTGCGTCCCATCACGCCACCTTCGAGCCGACCACGCTTTCCCAAGTGATGCGGAACTTGGTGGTCTGCAGCACCTTTTTGGCATCCGGGAACGGTTTGAAGCGTGTCATGGTGCCGTTGGTGAAGGTGTACTTGTAGCCGATCGAGGGAATGATGATCGTGGCCGACGCGGTCAGCACTTCGCGCACCGCATCCATGGCGATCTGCCAGTTGTTGAAGACGTCAAAACTGGCCGAGTCACCCTGCAAGGTGACATCTTGCTGGTACAACTCGAACTTGTAGCCGAACGATGCTTTGCCGTCGACGCCGATGCGGGCTTCGACCTTCTCGATCTCCTCGATCGCAAAGGCATCGTCCGTGGCGTAGCCCTTGATGTTGGTGGGCGCGTTGTAGACGCCGGGGATGATGATGGCGAACGACGAGTTAGCCGTGGTCAACGTGCTCATGTTACTGGACCTCCACAGAGCCAAGGTTCAGCGACTGCACAGAGCCGCCATCGGTGTAGTACAAGGTCATCGGCGGCGACTGGCGCGCGGCACGCGTGGCAGCGGACGCCTGCTGGATGTTGAGATACCAGCCGGTGGACGTGATCACTTGCGAGACATCGACGCCGATCGCGTTGATCAGCTGCTGTATCTGCGAGCTGGACAAGCTGACGCCGGTGCGGATCGTGCCGAAGTTGAGCGCCGCGGCAATCGGATCAGCAAGCGCCGCGTGGATAAGGGAGTTGCCGTCCTGGTTGTAAGGGATCGATCCGACACTGATCTCCAGCGTAAGCAGCGCCTGCTGCAGATCCGCGTTGAACTTGATCTGGTTGACGAAGGAATCCGCCCAGTCGAACTTCCCAGTGATGGTGCCAGGCGAGAAGAACTGGAAGTCCTGCGTGGAGGTGGCGAAGTCGCCATAGTAGTTGTAGCCGTTCGCCTCCAGCGTCGAGGCAATGCCGCCGTCCGTCACGTAGGGCGTCAGTCCAGAGAAGGACTGAAACTTGAGGGTGCTGCGGCCGTTCTTCTGGGTGAAGTTGAGCGAGGCCGCCCAGCTCAATGCGGCAGCGGCATGCGTTAGGTTGCCGTAGATGCAGATGGAGCCGTCCTGATTCGCCTGCTTGACGGCGTACGCCCAGGTCGCCGTGGTGTTGGCCACAATGGCATTGGAGTCGGAATCGTAGCCGGCATAGAAGTAGCGATCATTCTGCTGGCTAGCCCACAGGGAGAACGCTTCCTTGTCCGTGAGCACCGGCTCCCAAGTGGTCGAGAAGCCTGCCCAGTCGCCTTTGGCGGCCGCATACAGCGGCATGGCGGTGGCCGGCGTCATGGCGGCCGCGCCCTGGGAAAGGATGGCGCCATCGGCCTGGTCGAGCTTCAGTCCTGCCGCAAGCGTGCCGGTCGCGTAGGTCGCCGTCGATGCGGTGCCCGTGGCCGTATTGGTCACGAGGAAGGCGGCGCGCTGCGAGTCGTACGTGACCGTGAAACCGGGTGACGTGAAGCCGGCCTGGATGATGGTGGCAGCGTTGCTGAAACTCGTGGCCGCCGACAGGTTGATCGAGCTGGACGTCAGCGGCGAGCCGCTGGCGGTGATCGTCAGTGTGCCGGACAGGGCCTGCAGCTGCATCAGCGTCATACCGGCCAGCGAGCCACCGCGCAGCCAGCCAGGTGAGGCGGAAGGCTGATAGCCGGCAAAGTACACCTTGCCCGGGGTGACCGTGGCGTTGTTGGGGCCGGCGAAATAGATCGCGGCCATCTGATACTCGGGCGATGTCAGCCCGAAGAAGGAGCCCACATCGGCGGCGGAGGTGAAGGCCTGGACCGAGCCAAGCGGCACCGCCGAGTTTTCAGACAGGATCAGACCATTGAGGTCCAGCGCCGATCCCGCCGCCGATAGTACGGACGGAATGACATTGGCAATGCGCGAGGCAGGGATAGCCATGGAAAATATCTCCGGATGGAAAACGAAAAAGCCGCCTCAAGGGCGGCTTTCAGTGGCGGCGGTGCGATGCGTTAGGTGGGTGGGAAAACCGCATCGATCTCCGCGGGAATCATGGTGAGCGAGGCGGCGAAATCTTGGGACACGGTGACGACAGGATTGAACTGGAACGCAGCGATAACAATCCAGCGTTTCTCATACTGCTGCTCGCCATTGACGATCGTCCCTTGCCTCGGGTCTTCGGCATACAGCGGCTGCATGTCGATGCCCGAGGCGGCGAACTGATTGAAGGCGTAATCCGTGCGCAACATGGTGGCGATCAGATTCGCGTTTTCCGTGGCGTCCTGGCCATAGAAGTCGAGCTGCACATCCCAGCGCGTGGATCGGCCGTGGCTTTCCGTGCCGGCGGTCGGCGTGTAGCTCGCCTTGTCCGTGGACAGTCCGTACGTACCCAGCGATGTCATCGCGCAGAAGTCGCCCTTCGGCATCGCGGCCCGATTCTGCTGGGCCTGGATGATCGGGCAGCTCAGCAGGCTCAACAGGAACGCTCGAAGCGCCGTATACAGCTGCGATTCGGTAATGCTGATCGACGTGCTCACGGGTTCACCTGAAGCTGACCGATGAACCGGCACCAGTCTGGCCATTGCTCGGTGACCGCTACGGCCAGGTAGGTCTGTCCGGCGATGACCATCTTGTCGCCCCCGGCGCCCGTGACGCGGTTCACCGCCTGGACGCTTCCTGGGCAGTAGATCGATTTCAGGATGCCCTGCAGGTTCAGGTTCTGGGCATGCTGCAGATCCTTGAAGCTCAGCTCCTGCGCCTGCACTTGCAGGCTGACCGGTGCCGCGTAGGTTGGCGTCAGTGAGCCATCGGCATTCGTGGTGCTGCCGGTGCTCGCGATGAGCTGTCCTGTGACAAACGGATTGACGAGGCCGATGAAAGGCGCGGCGAGTCCATGCAGATTCATCCGTCAGACCTCGAAATTCTTGCCCTTGCCGCCGACGCCGTGTGAGACGCTGGCGATCAGGTAACCGGAATCGTTGAGTGGCTTGTTGTCCGTTCCCGGATCCACGCCATCCTTGATCGCCTGGGCCGCCTCGCCCACCGTCTTGCCGGTGATGGTCCGTCCTTCCTTGCGCCATTTGCGGAGCAGGACCGTCACCGCGGATAGCTCCGGCTCGTGCAACTTGGCAATCGTTTCCTGCACCTCCGATACCGCCAGGCGGCCGATGCCATCCATGACGTCGAAGGCGGTCATGTTGCCCTTGGAGACTTGGGCAGCACCTTGGCCCATCAGGTGAACCCACTCTTCCTTGTTGGCTTCCACGGTGGGCTTCATGATGGGGCGGGCCGGGATGCTGACCTCCGGAGCGCCGAAGTTCTGGATGGCTGCCACATAAGCGACGGGCGTTCCATCCTCGTACTGCTTACCCTTGGGCCAGCCGACCTTGAGTTCCTTGCCTCGAAACTCGTTCGGCAAGTGCTCAAGCTTGACCTTCAGGTTGGACAGATCCCAGGCCATCAGAAGACGCCGCCCGCCTTTCGGAATCCCGCACGCTCGCAGGAGCCGCCGGCGTAGAAACCGACCCCGGCCACGATATCGAGCAGCATGCGCAATTCATTGCCGTAGGGCGTCGTGGATAGCCAGTAACTGAAAGCGGACTTCACGGGCGGCGGTTGCAGCGTGATCGACACGCTGCCCTCCGTAGCCGCGCTCATGACACCGACAGGCTGTCCGGCTGCCAGTTGTGTGGCGATCTGCGCCATGTGCGCGCATAGGAGATCGAGCGCGCGCTGCAATTGGGCTGAATTGCACCAGCCCGGACCACCATTGGCATTGACGTACGCCGTGCCCGTCGTCCAATACCCCTGAAGCGTGGCTTCGGGATAGGTGGTCGTGTTGGCGAACCCCGGGAACTGCGCCCGGAAGTTCGTATCGTTGTACGAGGGCGGCGTCCAGGACATATCAGGCCGTTTCCTTCACCACTTCGCGATTGCCGGACTTCACGGCATCGACTTCCTTGCTCAGGTAGTCGGCCGGCGTCAGCGGTTTCGACGGATCGCGCGCATTCATGTCGGTGGCAACCTTATCGGCGTCGGCCCGCTTGTCGCGAATCACGATGTGCCCGTTCTTCTTGTGCAGCTGAAAGACGGCGTTGGCCTCCAACAGACCGAGCTGCGCATCCGAAATCTCGGTCGCCACACCCAGCGGAGTGATCAGACGATCATTGGCCACGCCGGCGCCGCCGCGAATCAACACTTCGGATTCGACGATCGAGACGCCCTGCTGAGCATTGTTGGCGTAGTTGCGATACAGCTGGTCGTTGGCCAGCGTGGAAAAGACGTACTTGGACATGTCACCTCCAAAGGAAAGGCGCCCCGAAGGGCGCCCATAAAAAAAGCCGCTTTTGCGGCCCCGTTCCACTGCGTTCGGTTCGGCTCAGATGCCGCTGTAACGGACCGTGGCGTACGGCCGCTTGCACATCGTGCCGGCGGTGGCGTTGGTGTAGTCCTCCAGGTAACCCTTGGCCTTGTTCTCAACGCCCAGCGCCTGGAACTTGGCCGGAACTACCTGCATGAACACGCGCGAGTCATCCGATGCGCCGTCTTCGACCTTGTCGGCATAGAGGTAGAAGACGTTGGCGCCGCCATTGGCAGCATTGAGCTGCGGGGCAGAAACCACGCGGCACTTCGGATACGTCTCGCGCAGCCACTGCCGCACGCTGTTGCCGTACTGCGATACCACGGACAGGTACTGGTAGCAGTTCGTCGCCACGGCCAGCGTGGTTTCGACATCTTCCGGATTGATCGTGTCCTGCGACTGGGTCTGCAGCTGCGCCATCGCGGTGCGAATGTCCGCCACGATGCCCAGATAGTCCTTGGTCGCCCAGGTGGTGCCGCTACCGGGATTGGCGACCGTGACATAGGCCGGAAGGCCAGGGTCATTGAGGAAGCCATAGGTGCGGTCGTTGCCGGCGTTGAAGCCGTTGAAGCCGATCAGGTTGCGCTGGATTTCCAGGGTCAGCGACGCTGCGGAGCGCTTTTCCGATGCCGTATCGACGCGGATACGCGCAGCGCGCGCCGCTTCCAGACGACCCACCTGCAGGCCTTTTTCGAACCGCACCACCGTGCGACGCACGAAGTTGGTGTTCCAGCTCGACAGCGGCACGTTGGTGTAGTCGCCGTAGGGAACGGCGTTGCCAATCGGCTCCAGGATGCCCTGGACGATCTCTTCGTCTTCCCAGGAGCCCACGGTGGAGATGCCCACCAGTTCATCGATCTTGCGGGCCGCAGTCATCACCCGCACGAAACCGGGCAACCAGTTCTGCAGGAACTGGACCGGCACGGTGATGCTGCCTTGGGTGATACCGCCTTGCTGGTCGTCCATGCCGAAGCGCGCCATCTCGGCGAGCTGCTGACGGCTGAAGTTGATACCGAGGTTGGACAGGAGCGCGTAGTCCTGCACATCCTCCGCGGTCATCTGTACCGGGCGAACGTCTCGCGCGGCGATATGAGAAAGTTCACGAGAGGGTTGCATAGCTCATGTCCTTAGGCGTTGAGGTTGACGTGGATGGCAGCCAAGCCAGCGGCGGCCTGATAGGTCTTCACGACAGCGCCGGCGATCAGGGCATTCCCTGCACCGGCCGAGCCGCCGGGGGCTACTGCGGCGAGTGCGCCGGTCGTGGTGTTGTATTCGACCTGGTCGCCGATGTTGGCTGCGGAGTTCAGATAGACGACGATGTCGCCTTCCTCGAGGAACTCGCCCTGCGAATTGCCCGGTAGCGCCAGGGTCGGGTCCAGCGTGCCGGAAGTTGCGCCGGCGGACGCATAGACCTTCGGATTGACGAGGAAGCCGGCCGCGACCACGCCAGCGGCGATAGTGCCGCCCTGGGTGGCTACGCCAGTCGTATTACTCTTGGTGAAGAAGTTGCCGACCGTGCCGCCGCTGCTGTCGAGCGTCAGCGAGGAAGCGCGATGCGGGGTGTGGCGGATGATTTCGCCGACCACGCCATAGGCGAGGTTGATGTTGATGGTGCTTTGGAAGGCTGCGGAGGTCATGGATTAGGCCCCTTTGAAGTGACGGTCGAGGAAGTTGCCGGGACGGCGCGTGGTGACAGCGGCGTCAGCGGCTTGCGTTACGGGCGCGCCCTTGCCCTGCAGATAGGCGGTGACCACGCTCACGCGTTGGCCCTTGGGTGCATCGATGCCCATCTTCTTGGCGATGTACTTGGCGGTCTTGGTGACGGACCAGTCGGCATGGTCGAACGCACCGATATGCGGAGAGGCAAGCTCGTAGAGCTTCTTTTTCGCGGCGATGTTCTGCTCGACTGCGCGAGCCACCGCGGCGGCGTCCATACCTTCGCCCTTCTTGTCCTTCTTTTCCTCTTCCTCGCTGTCCTTGCCTTTGTCCTTGCCTTCTTTGCCTTCCTTCTCTTCGGAGTCCTTGCCCTTGTCGGAATCTCCTTCCTCTTCCTCCTCTTCCTCTTCGTCCTTGACTTCCTCTTCCTCCTTCTCCTTGGCCGCTTCATCCATGGCGGCGCAGATCTTGGCGAAGGTGGGGCGGAACTCGTTGAAGGCCTTGACGGCCTCATCGAACGTCAGTTATTCGCCGGACGCCGCGGCACTGGTCTTGTCAGCCATGGATTGAAATTCCTTGGAGTCGATAGTGAATACGAGATGGTCTTGGACCGCGACGTCAGGCCCCATGCGCCCGTTTTCGACGAGCGCCAGGTGATTGCCACGGATATCCCGCTGAACGTAGTCGTAGGCCTGGCCCTTGAACGTGCCCGGCGCATACTCGTAGCGGCAGCGGTATCCGCACGAGAGTTCGGTCTTGCCATTGGCGATGGACGAACCCATCGCCTCGGAGAAGACTTTGATGTTGCCTTTCAAGACGCCATCGACAAACCGCGAATCGGTCATGTCGAAATAGACGTCCTGACCGATGACGCCCTGCACGCCCTTACGTTCGGCGGGCGTGAGGCCATCATCTTCGCTGCCGAGCATCGTATGGTTGTCGATCCAAGGGAGAAGCTTGAACGACTCGATACACTCGGCAGATTGCAGTTCCTCCGCAGGACGAAGGACGTTGTACAGCTTGTCCGGATCGGCCTTCGGATCGATCGAGCGCCCCAGGTACGGGAACACACCGACGAGCGAAAGCGGATTGTCCTTGACCTCGAACCAGCCATTGGTGTCGTACTCGCGGCGATCCAGTGCCGCCTTTGCCTCATCCGCAATCTCTTCAGCGTTCTCGGCGATCTTTGGGAACAACGGTTCCGGCGCATCCTCGATCGGCGCCCAGACATAGGCGTCGTGCTCGTCATTGAGGTCCGGCTCGAACCGGCCGTCATTGCAGTGGAAGAGATGCACGTCGCCTTCCACGAATATCTCGGTCAATCCGGTGCGCGGCACGTACGCCGTTTCCTCGCGACTCTCGCGGATAGCACCCTCGATCGGACTCTCGCCTTCCTCGACATGCCCGCCAGGGAATCCCCACGAATTGTCCTTGGTGCGACGCATCCACAGGATCTTCTCGTCATCGGTGTAGACGATGAACGCTACGACCTTCGTATCCGGCTCGGTCTTCAGGTCGCGCTGATGATCGTTATCCGGATTGCCATCGCCTTTCTGATCCACGGCGCTGGACTTGCGCGCGCTGTGATACGCGATCGCCACGGCCTGCGCCTGCGGATGCCCAGCCTTGACCAACTCGGCGATGTTCTCCGAGATCACCTCTCGGCTTGAGCCTTGCTTAAGCGGCATCGGCCTTGCCCCAATTGAAAACAGGTTTCATCACGCATCGGCAATTCGGTAAGTCACCGGGCTTGCCGCGCACTTCCTGCCCGTACATCACGCCGATGACGGGGAGATCGTCAAAACGGAATTCC